AAGATCTCTTCAAATTTTTTACGAGCATCCTCTACCGAAGACACATATCCCATCGTATTTGTGATTTCAACTTCTCCGTTTAGTTGAGATACATCAACAGTTCTTTCATTCTCGTCATCTTCAATAAAATTATCATATATCGCAATTAACTTCGCATCTGTGCTCTCTGACATTGTTAGGATTCTATCAAGTCTCATCATAAAAATATCATCAGAAGATAATTCTATCCAACGATTAACTTTAATATAACTACCTTTTGGTGAATTTATTACTTTCATTACTAATGGATTTTGAAGAATCATAACAGGATCTTCTTGATCATGGTCAATCGAAACCAAGGCAAAGATTTCTTCACCTGATATAAGTTTGATTACGCTGTAGAACTCTTCTCCCATTATTTCTTTAGAGGTATGTTTACTATATCATAATTAAAGTTTTCTTGATTATAAATTTTAATTCTTTCAATGAGATGATTCAAAGTATAATTTTTTTTGGACTTGTAACTAATATCATCAGCAATGTCATATAAAGTCGCTTTTGTTTTCTTATCACTTTTTCGAAGAACTCTTCCAATAGACTGCAAATTTCGAATTCTTGATTTAGAGGGTGATGCAAAAATTACGTTGTGTAAATTTTTGATATTAATCCCAGTGGAAAAAGTCCCGTACGAGGCAACGATAATAGCATTATTCTCTTGCTCAGTGATTGCTCGAACCTTTTCCCTGTCTTCGGTGTCCACTCCACCATGAATAAAAAAGACATTTCGACTTTCAATAATATTACTATTATTTATCAATTCATAAAGAGGTTCTCCGTGCTTTTCAACTCTGGCAAATAGTATTAATGTATTACCTTTGAGGTCAAGAGCAAGATTCTTAATGAAGTTATTTCGACGATCATGACCAATTATATATTGAACTTCTTCTTCAAAGTTTTCAAATTTATTCGGTGGGTGTTTCAATAGAAGCACATTGATGTCCAGTTTGGCAAGATGACCCTTCTTCATCAATTCATCTGTCTTGATAATCTTATATGAAGGTCCAAACAATCCCTCAAGAACCCACTTATGTGTTTGCGTTCCATCAAGAGTTCCTGTGAAACCGTAACGAAATTTTGCGTTGTCAAGTTTTGTCATTATAGATATTAATGACTTTGATTTAAATTGGTGAGCTTCATCCCCAACCACTACAGAGAAACGCTCAAAATATTTTCTGGGGAGTTTGTAAATTGATTGCCAAGTAGTAATAATGACTTGAGAGTCTGTCTCTCTTTCCTTACCTGCATAAATTTTATGACACCATGAACCTACGTCCCAACCATAGTCTGCAAAATCTTTATACATCTGTTCTACTAGGGAAGTCGTCGGAACGACTATCAGAGTATTTTTACCTTTCTCAACAAAATATCGAACAATCGAATATATCATCAGAGACTTACCCGAAGCAGTTGGGGATATCAACAACTTTCTATTATGCCTTAGAGCGTCGTATACTCCCTCTACTTGATAAGAACGGGGTGAATGCCTACAAATAGCATTCATATAGTCCTTAACGCCCTCCTGTGAGATATTCGGGTTAACTTCAAATGGAGTTCCGTAATGTTTATTATCTTTAAATTCGTATGTATATTCGTGATCTTTGCAGAATTGTATGACTCGATCTAAAAGTCCAACATATATTTGACCGTTCTGTGTATTAAATAACCTTATCTTCCCATCCCAAAACTTCTTTTTATAAGCTGGTGAAAACTGAGCACCAGGTACTTCAAAGGTAAATTGATCCGCTAATTCATAGTAAATATGTATCTCTGACTTAATGTAAAGATACACTTCATTTTTCTTTGAAATAACCAAATGAGACATAACATCTCCATCATTTTAGTTATTTATACTAGGTTCTTTGAGTAAAATCGATACCTTCCATGTGATCGTATTCATGTTGAAAAACTCTTGAGGCAAGTCCTTCTAACTTAATTTTATGGATTTTTTTATTCTCATCTTCATACTTTACAACAATTTTATCTGGTCTTTTAATTTTAAGAAATACTTCTGGATAAGATAAACAACCCTCTTCCATTTCAACTTCTTCAGTATATGACTTAACAATACGAGGATTAAAACATACTATTATTTTATTATGTTCTAAATCTTTTATCATGGCAAATGCTCTCTCCCATATACCAATTTGATTTGCAGATATACCTATACCATTATAATGAATCATATTTTCAATTAACATCTTCGACATCTCATGTCGATCTAAATTATAACTACACGAATCAATTCGATGATGAAATAATTGATGCTCTGGTTTTACGAGTTCTTTTATCATTAGAATCCTGCTTGAAACTTCTGCCACTCAATTGCATTTTTAATTTGATAGGTGCGATTTGATATTGTTCGAATAATCTCTTCTAAAAATTTAAGTGTGACATCATAATATCTTATCTTCATATCAATCTTAGATAACTTCTCATCTGCTTCCATATGCCTTTGTATCGCATCTTTCTCTCTAACCTTATACGGAAATGGTTCTTCTACGTACACCTCTGCTGGTGCCTTTCCTGTATAAAAATTATGTCTTTCTAATTTTACTCTATTATAAGAAGACCTTGCCTTCTCTCTCATCAGAGTAACTGTATTATAAACTGTGTAGTATTTTGAGTGTAGTTGGGGTATTTTTAATGACTCATTATGTAGATTATCAGGATCAATGGTTGCATCACGCTCCCACATCTCCTGAATTTGTTCAAGATTCATAAAGGTGTTCCAGATGGACTTAATATATCGTAGATAGTATACTTGAATGTAACGTCTGCTGTGAAGTAGTTTATATCACTCTCTGTCGCATCAAATTCTAAGGATGTAAGATAGATTGGAAATAAATCTCTGAATTTTACAACAGCAATATCATTAAAATTACTGTTTAAAATATGAAGACTGCCATCACTAAATTGTTCTTTCAAGTCTCGAATACCATCTTCGTTTGTTGTTTTGACTATGAAATCCTGTGCTGATTCTGGAAATCCTAATCCAGTTATCCAGTTGTGGATTTTCATATAGTTTTCAAGATTTTCGTCTACTAAGAATCTAACATTTAATTCACCATATGTCAACTTCTCACCAGGTACATCAATGTCTTTGAGATATGTTGATTGAATTGCAGTTCCTAGTGTTATATCAGGTATACGAGCAGTATTAGAGAAGAATGCCACCTTTGGAAATTTAGATAAACTAAACTTAAATCCTACAGGAGCAAGGAAGTTCCTGTTTCCTATTTGATTTCTAAGTGCTCCTGAATTGGTCATTATTCACCTCCTCCTCCGTTACCACCCCCGTTGGATCCACCATTGCCACCGCCATTGCCATGACCACCATTGCCATTACCATTACCACCATTGCTACCATTTCCATTACCTCCGTTACCATTCTTCTTACCGTTGGTATCATCATCTTTATCATTTTCCAAATATCCTCTGCGACCAACATGGTATCCCATCGGAATCTTCTTACACTTCTTGTCTGTAAAACAGTAATACTGTCCTGCAGGACATCTTTTTGATGCTGCCTCTTCTATAAATTTATTAAAATCTTTCATTAGTCGATAATTATATTAAACCATTGTTCACTCATACCCATTATAATTGATTCTGCTGCTTCTTCATCTTCAGCGTAACCTTCTTTAATAAGATGTTCCTTAATCCTTTTTATGCGTTCAACCGCTTCTTGGTGTTGTCTTGGAGTTGGTTTCATCGTAATACTACTTTTATTTTTATTTAGACAAAAAAAGAGGACTCATTGAGTCCCCTTTGGAAAAATATGTAATGTCTGAATTACATGAGGTTAGCAACTCTAACTCTTCTGTAGTAACGGTTTGAGTTAATAGCAAGTCTACCAAGACCTTGTGAAGTAGCATCACCTTCTGCGAATGGGTTAGCAACAAGACCATATCTTGTCTTAAATCCAATCTTAGGTTGGAATGTATCCTGACCCACTGCACGAACCATCTGTAGAGGAACGTATGGGCAGTAGAATATTCCTGCGTCATAAGG